TCACTGGCACGCCTGGAGGGCAGCACGCAGGCGGGTTTCGTAGGCCAGGTGTTGCTGACGTTCGGCCAGCAGCGCACGAACCTTGGCTTGCAGGTCGTCCGCCGGGCGCAGGGCGGTGGTGGCGAATCGGGGAGCTTCGATGGCCGGTGCCTGGCACGGCACCGGTATGGGAATTCGGATTTCCACGGGCTTGGGTGAAGTTGCGGTGCAACCGGCGATCAACAGCGGGAAGATCAGCATGAGCACTTTCATGGCAGCAGTTCCCGGTCGATCAGTTGACGAACCACCGCGCACTCTTCACCCTCGCTGCGCTCCAGAAGCAATCGGTTGGCGGCATCTTCATGGCCTTGCGCAGGTCACGGGCCTGGGCCAGGGCTCGCTCGGCGGCCTCCGCACGCTGGCGGGAGGTTTCTGCCAACGCGTCGAGCTGCTCGTTCTGCAGCACCAGCCGGGATTCCAGCGCCTTGCCGGCTTCGCTGCAGCGCCCCTGCTCGAGCTGCAGGCCCTGCAACTGCCCGCCATAGAAGCGCGACGCCAGCCAACCGCCGAACAGGCCACCCAGCAGGAAGCCGGCCATCCCCAGCGCCAGCCAGAAACGGCTCATCCCAGCACCTCCTGCGCACGCCGCCAGAGCAGCAAGCGCTCCTCCAGGCCATTGAGCCCGCCATTGATGCGCCGGGTAATGTCCTCGAAGCGCCCGGCGTCCGCCAGCTCGCCAAGTCCGTTGCGCTGCCACCACCAGGCAGCGGATCGACACGCCCAGCGTGGCTCCGCCAGCAATTGCGGGCGGGCGACAAAAGGCTGTGCGAGCCCTTCGCCAACCGAGCGGTAGTTGCTCCGTCCCGTCACCTGCAGCAGGCCGCGTCCACGAAAACGCCAGCCGTCGCCAGAGGCTTCGTCACCGTTTCCGTTGCGCCCGGCGTAGACGAGGTTGGCAATGCGCTCCGGCTGGTACGCCACCTCTCGCGCCAGCGCCGTGGGCGAGCCGTCGGCGCTGCGGAAGCGCCGGGGCCAGACGGCGGCCAGACGCTGGGCGCTGTAAGTCAGGCTTTCCACGCAGCGGGTCAGATGGGCACTTTCATGGCCGACCTGGGCGATGAAGGCAGCAACACGCGGCGGCGTGTCGATTCCGAAATCCCCCATGGCGGCGTCGAGTGCCGGAAGAAAACGCCCGCGACAGGGCGGGCGTTGGCAGAATCAGCAGCAGCTGGCGTTCGTCGATTTGCATTTCAGCCGCCCTCCCCAGCCTTGCCCTTCCCCTGCGCCCCGCCGTTGCACTGCACCGTGGTAGTCCAGCCACCCGTGGAATAATGCTGGGTGACCGAGTCGATCAGGTAGCGGCCGTCGAGCCCAGCCTTGAAGCCCTGCAGAACAATGGTCAGTTCGGCGAACAGATCGGCGCGACCGGGCAAGTCCAGCTGCACTTCAGCGCTGTTGCGATTGAACTCGGCCAACCGTGCCGCAGCGACGCGCCGGGCGGCTGCCTCGTCCGGCTGCGGGTGGCGGTCGCAATGCTCCGCGGCGATTTGTGAGGGTACGTCCGGGTTGGTCACACGAACCTGCTTCTGCACGCCGTCGGCGCCGCGATAGGGCACCTTCACCGCTGCCACGACCTTGCGGTCATCCAGGGTAAAGCGGAACGAACCCACGTCCCCGCGTCCCAGCACCGGTATCTCCAGCGCCTGCCCACTGGCGCTGCGGCCAGACTGGCGCGGCTGCACCAGCAGGCAGTTGTTGGCCAGCTTAGCGGTGCAGTCGTACTGCCGGGCCAGCCGGGTGATGAAGTTGAAGTCCGACTCTCGAATCTGGTCGATGCGCGCGATCACTGTCTCGACATTGCACGCCGCGCGCCAGCCATTGCGCGCCGCGATATCCGCCACCACGTTCGCCAGGCTCATGCCTTCCCAACTGCCACTGCGGGCGGCCTTGCCCTGGCCGCGCATATCCCCGCTCTTGCCCTTGATCACCAGGTTGTCCGGCATGCCGCTGTAGGTCAGCGTATCCACCACATAGCGGCCCATGCGCGTAAGCGGGGCGCCGTCGTAGCCGAGGAAGACCTCCAGCGCCGCGCCGCGCCGGGGCAGCGTGACGGCGCCATCGCGGTCATCGATGGTGATCTGGAAGGTGTCGGACTCCAGGCCAGGCTTGTCGGTCAGTTGCAGTTCGATCAACCGGTCGCTGATCAGCGCAGTAATGTCCGCGCCGTCGGCGCTGATGCGGAAGGCAGGTTTCATAAGCCACCCTGAATGAAATGGCCCCGCCTGAGCGGGGCCTGGTTACTGAAGCGAATGCCGGTGGTCACTCCCAAAAGCGCACGCTCTGGTCTGCCGGCAGAGCAGTTCCGGCAGGCGGATGATCACGCCGCCCCGTAACGGTTGAGCCTCATCGGCCAGTCCGGGATTGGCATCCAGCACGGCTTCCACGCAGCCATTGAGATGCCCGTAGCGCTGGTAGCAGAGGTGGTCCAGCAGGTCGCCGTCAACGCTTCTGACTATCGTCGTCGCCATAGCGGGTGAACTCCAGGTCGAGGGTTTGCTGACGCGGCACGCCATTGGCGAACAAGGCCTCCTGCGTCTCGGTGATCTTGGTCAGGCACCAGTTGCCCAGGTCATCGCCGCGGCCGGTACCGAGATGGACCGGCTCGCTCAGCGCGGCGATGTCGCGCAGCATCCGCGGCTGGTTCCAGCCGACGCGCTGCGAGGTGTCGCCGGCACGGATGAACAGCGGCATGACCACGCCATTGAGCGTGAGCGTTTCCGGGCCCAGGCCGACGCTCTGCTGCGCGCTGCGCCGGCCAAGCCGTGCCTGGTCCTTCCAGGCATAGCTGCTGGTGCGGGTCAGCCGCTGGAAGCCGGTGGTGTCGACGTTGAAGTAGTAAGTCTGCTCGGTCGACTTCAACGGGGTCATGATCAACAGGTGCTGCGGCACCTTGCACATCTGCTCGGAAGGGTCGAGCCTGGGTGCCAGCACCGAGCTTGGCAGGATGTCCTTCAGGCGCGGATCGATCTTGCCCAGCACCTTGTTCACCGCCTGGCCGGCATTGCTGATCTCTTCTCCCAGCTTCTCCACGTGCTCGTTGACCTCGGCCGCCACTTGCCTGGCCTTGTCGAGGTTCTTCTGCAGCTTTTCCTGCTCGGCCTGGGCTTTCTTCACCCCGTCCTGCAACTTGCCCTGGGCACGAACGATGCCATCGGTGACGCGCTTGAGCTTGGCGGCCGCCTCGGGCGTGACGCCGGGCAGGCCTTCGAGCGCTGCGACGCCGCTGCGAATGTGCAGCATTGCCTTGTCCACCGGTGCGGCGACCTGCTCCAGGTCGCGCCGGGCGGCCGTGGCAGCGCCCGCAATCATCCCGAGGCCGGTATTGAACTGTTCCAGATAGGTCATGGGGCCTCCCTACATGACGACGGTGTCGAACAGCGCATTGCGCTGCCTTTCCTGCTGGGCCTCAGCGATCAGCCGGCGCATTGCCGGGACCAGCTCATCCAGCAGTTGCTGCGGATTGACGATGTTGCCCGCCACGTTGATGCTCACCTGCGGCGAAAAGGTCCAGCTGGCTGGAGCGTTGGCGGCCATAGCTGCGGCGACCGGAGCTGCCGGGGCCGGCGCGGCAGACTGCGATTTCGCTGCTTCGTCCGACGGACCGAACAGCGCGCCGACCCTGCCACCTATCCATTCGCCGACGGTCGCGCCGATGGCGCCGCCCACCAGCGTCCCCACGACGGGAATCGGAATCAGCGTGCCTAGCGCAGCACCTGCTGCCGCACCAATGGCCGAGCCTCCGGCCTTGCCGTAGCCGACGGCCTTCTGCGCAGGCGACTGGTCACTGGCATAGACCGAGGCAACATCGGCGATCGCCAACGCGGCATTGACCGGCCCGAAACGTCGCAAGCCCGCTCCAGCTTTCCGTACCAATCCGCCCGCCGCCCTTCCGATGCCGGAAGCACCCACGCGGCGTGCCAGGCCTGCGCCACGACGCAGGATGCCACCAGCGGCGCGACCGACACGCGAAGAGCGCACGGTTTGTGCCGACCGGCCGAGCCATCCGGAGGCGGCTCCCGCGGCGCGTCCCAGGGTGGACCGGGCGCGCTGGAAGATACCGCCACGCGCCGCACTGCCCGAGCCGCCGGTTTTCGATTTTCCGCCGCCCTTGCCTTTGCCCTTGCCTTTCGGCCTGCCCTCGAGGAGACCGTCGCACACGCAGGCCGGCCAGTTGGTGACGAAGACATCCTGGACCTCGCGCTTGCCCCAGTTCCAGGGCATTGCATCATTGGCGTACTCGACGAATTTCTTTGCATCGATCAGGGACTTCAGCGCCAGCAGACCACCGCCGACAAACTCCAGGGCGCCCTGATGGCTGAGCATGGCATCACCCATTCCCAGCATGGCGCCGGAAATCTTCTGCTCGCTGGCCTCCAACTGCCCCAGCGGAGATTCCTGATGTCGCTTGACGCCCTGCTGCAACAGGTCGGCCGGGGCAGCAGCCAGGGACTGCCTGGTCTGCAACAAGGCCTCAGCCTTCTGCGAGTCTCCTGGCCGCAACGACGCCAGGCTGCCAAGCAGATCGCGGCTGAACAGCTCGACCGACGGCGCTTCCTTCTGACCACGCCACGCCACTGCACTCAACGCACGCTCCAGATCGGCGGCATTGTTGATGCCCCCCTTCTGCTGCAGGGCGCTGATCAGCTGTGCCGTCGTTTGCATCGACACGCCCTGCCCCTGGGCGAACCTGGCCGCCACCGGCAACATCGTGTCCATATCGCGGAGCGGCACCTTGCTCTCGGCCATCGCCTGCGCCAGGTCCAGCACCTTTTCGCGGGGCATCGCAGCAGCATCCGCCGCCGTCACAACGCGCTTGCCCAATGCCGCCTCGGCGACCGGGTCGTAGGTTGCCCTGCCGCTTCGCGAACCTGCATCAGACGCCCACGAAACGCGAGGCTCGCGCTCAGGGAAGATCGCGCGACATCACCGACAGAGTTCAGCTCGGACAACGACTTTGTCGCCGTTTCCATTCGCTGCCAATCGTTCGCCGGTGCGCTCGCCGCTGGCGCTACACCGACGGTGATTTTCGGCAAGCGAACCTCTGCCGGCCGCAGCCCCAGCAGATCGATGATCCGTCGCAGCGCCAGCCTGGTTTCCCCCGCGTTGCGCTCACTGGCGCGATGGCGGATATCCTGGTTGTCCAGAACGGCATCGATGCCATCCACCAGCGTGCGCATGGGCAGACTTGCATCCAGTTTTCCAACGAGGGTTCCCAGGCGCACGGCGGAGTCCGTTATCACCCGGCCGAGCGTGCTGCCCAGACCGACGACAGCCGCCACCAGCACGTCCGGCTTTTCACTCATTTCCATTTCACTCGCCCTCTGACGACATTCGCCACTTCAACGACAAGGGAGCGCCGGTCACCCGACGCTCCGCGAGGGCGAACTAGCCCGCCTCGTCCCCCAGCCACCAACGCAGGTCGCTGAGGGTCATGCACTCCAGTTCGCCGGCCGTGAAGCCCGACTCAGTCGCCAGTCGCCGCGCCAGCTGGCGCATCAGCGCGAAGCTCATCGTCGTCCTCTCGCACCAGGCGAAAGTAGGCGTGTTGCAGGCGCTGGTAATCGCTGAGCTTGAGCCCCTCCAGGTCCTGACGGCTGACCTGCACCAGCGAGGCGAACAGTTGCAGCTCGCGCTCCTCGTCATCACTGGCCACCTTGCTGGCCAGGCGGATGTCACGCACGGTCGGCGCACGCAGGGTGAGGACGTCCACATCGACGCCGTTGCAGGAGGTCGGACGGGACAGCTTCACCACCGCCGCGTCCTCGGAAAGGCTCAGCCACGCGGGCTGTTTGACAGAGTCTTGCATCACGGCTCTCCTCAGACGCCCAGGTCGTTACGCATGGCGGCGAGCTGGTCGACGCCGTCGATCTTGCGCACCGAGTTGGCCGGGTCGATCTCGAACATCTCGCGACCCTCGACTTCCAGCTTGTAGTAGGTGACCGCCACGCTGTAGGTGCAGGCGGCCAGGTCGCCGGCTTTCCAGTCGCCCGGGTTGATCTCCTTGAGCAGGCCACGGACGGTGGCGACCACCGGAACGGTGCCGCCCTTCTGGGTCTTGAAGGAGCCGCGGAAGGTGCCGTTGAATGCTCCCTGGTCGCTCAGACCGAAGAACTTCATGGCCTCGCGGCGCGCTCCGTTGGTGGTGAACTTCGCCTCCATGGCCTCCAGGCCGACGTCGAGCAGGACCGGCGCGTCCATGCCGCCGGCACGGTATTCCTGGGTCTTCACCTTGAGGGCCGGCAGGGTCAGGGAAGGGACGTCACCGGCAAAGCTCACGCCGTCGACGAAGAGGTTGGTGTTGGTGAGGATCTGCGGAATCATCTGGGGTTCTCCTTAAGCTGCGTCCAGGACTTCGGTGAGCCACTGATCGGTCACCTCGACGCGGAAGTTGGGGTTTTCGGCAGGCGGTACGTCGGTGAAGCGGATGTTCCAGTACACCTTGCCCTGGGCCAGTTGGCTGGCGGTGTTGAGCTCCGGGTCGGCGTAGACCTCGAAGTCGATCACCGCGCCTGGTTCTTCAGGTCGCGCATGAAGGCCTGCAGGCCCTCGGTGACGTCCTTCACGTAGGTCTTGGTGATGCCGCGGTCGACGGCCCATTTGTGCCCGGCGAGGATCGCGTCCATCACCATGTCCATGGTCCGCACGCGCGTGACGAAAGCCCACTTGGCATCGCTGGACAGCGTGCGGTTGCCCCACAGGCGGTAGCCGTCGTCGCGGATGATGGTGGTGATGTTGGCGTTGTTCAGCAGGTTGGCGCGGCAGGTCTCGTCGCCGTCGAGGAACTCGATGGGGCGGCCGGTGCCGGTGATGCCGAGCAGTTCCTTGTTCGACGGCGAGGACCAGAAACCGTACTGGCTGTCGGTCCAGGCGAACAGCGCGGCAGCGTTGGCCGAGGCCGGTGCGTTGACGGTGGCGCTGCTGGCGGTATCCCAGTACTGCACGCCCGGATCGACCAGGTAGATGCGTTTGCTGCCGAACTCGCCGGCGTAGGCGATGGCCGCCTCGTCGGTGGTGCTGGGGCCGTCGACGATGGCGATGGCGCGCAGCTTCTCGGCCAGCGCACCCATCGCCGTCGCTACCGCCTGGGTGGCGGAATGCTTCGGCGCGACCAGCAGGCGCGGCTGGGCATTGAAGCGCGACTTGCCATCGAGCAGCGCCTGCAGGCCGGTACGCTGGCCGGCCTCGGTGACGGTGCCGATGATCGCGGAAGTCTGCTGCGCAGCATCCTCGACCTTCGCCACGCCCACCGCCACGACCACCGCGGCGGACTGGGTGAAGATCGCGGTGCAGGACTTGTAGATGGCCGACGCGGTGCCGAACGCGGCGGCCGCTTCACGCAGGTTGGTGAGCAGCACGGGCATGTCCGCCTGTGCGGTCAGCTTGCTATCGGGGGTGAAGGTATCCACCAGGCCGATGATCGAGGACGACGGCAGCGCAATGGTGCGCGCACCGACGTCGACATTGGTCACGGTGACGCCGTGAAAGAAGCTCATAGGGTTTTCTCCAGACATAAAAAAACCCGCACTGGGCGGGTTGTGGGCATGGTACCGATCAAGCGCTGAGGTGCCTGAGTCGCAGCTGAATGCGATGCTTCTGGCTGTCCGTCATGCACGGTCTCGGTATCAGTATTTCGTCACGAAGATCCGTCGTGTCGCCACGCGGAAACGTCGTCTAAAGGTGGCAGATCGCGCCCCCGCCTTGGCTCAGACTTGGGGGCCAAGACTCTGGGTGTCAGGCGAGTCCGGCCATTGGATGTCTCGAGGATAGCGAGGCTGTTGTTCGATCCGACCAAGGGCAACGCGGTAGGCTTTCCACAATTTGAGTAACGCCTGTTCTTGCGTCGTGGCCTCATCCAGATCCACAGCGTCCTGCAGCGGGGCGATCCGGATCGCGGCGTCCGCCAGCAGTGCATTACGTCGTGCAACCGCAATCTCAACGAGTTGGTCCTCGGTGAAGATGGGCGGCGCATAAGCAGCGATCTCACCGAAGTCACCGGCGATGGCACGAGCAAACAGTTCGGGGCCGTATTCGGTGTCATCCTGAGCGGCGGCGGTAAAGGGGACGGTTCCGACTCCAGGAAAAGTGACCAGCAGATCTATCCGCGAGCGCTCGGCATCCGCCCAGCGCGGCTGTTCTGCAGCAGAGTACGCCGACAAAGACGCGTCTTCGGCGACCGATTCGATTTCAGTCTTCATTCATGCAATCCGTTGATAAAGAGAGTTCGCCGCGCCATTGCTGGAGCGACCCTGGGTCCAGCCCATCAGGCGCCAGGTGCCGCCCGGACTGGAATTGCTGGTCTGGTTATCGTCCCCCCCCGACCAAGACAGCGCAGACCCAGCCACCGTCGAGCCCGGGCCAAGAATCGTCCCAGCGATGTTGCGGAAGAAACCGTAGGACGCGAAGCCACCCGCCCCGGTGTTGATAGTCGCCGCTAGTGCTTTGATTGCAGCGTCTCGGTCGGTCCAGACGAGCCCCAGGTCCAGTGCGTCGACCTGAGCTCGCAGCCCTGCTCCGGCGAGATCCCAGCCCAGGTAGACGATGTTCCCCCCTTGACCATTGCCTCCACCCTGGCGGACCGGAGTGAACCCCAGGTATGTCTGCACATAGTGAACGCCACCGTCGGTCCGTCGCACATAGGCCGTAGCACCGTCGTGACCGAGCGCTACCGCAGCCCCCTCCTTGCCAGCACCGTCGGTAATGCCATAGCCGCCCAACGTGGTCGCTTTGCCAGCTTTTCCAGCCAGAGCATTGGTCATGGTGGTGGCAAAATTCGGATCGTTGCCAAGTGCCGCAGCCAACTCTCTCAAGGTGTCCAGTGAGGCCGGCGCGGAGGCGACCAGATTCGCCACAGCCGCTGAAACAAAGGCAGTCGTCGCCAACTGGGTCGTATTGGTTCCCACTGCCGCGGTGGGTGCAGTGGGGACGCCAGTCAGTGCCTGCGAGTCGACCTTCGCCAGCTCCACTGGCGTTCGCCAGCTCCCATCACTGTTGCTGGATCGCCCCCAGAACCGATCGGTGTAAGGGGCATTCATCAGCTCAAAACCGCGGCTGCCGTTGTAGGTCAACCGGATGACAAAGGCATTGGTATTCGGATACGGCGATACAGGCCCCGGGAGGTAATACATTCCCGATTTCAGGTTAGCCAGTGCATCCGCATCAGCTGGAACACTGCCCGTAGTAGCACTTGCCAGCCCCGCACCTTGCAGAGTGGCTTGCACGGAAGCAGTGGTACTGAACTCCTGCCAGGCCTGCCAAGTGCCATTGCGGCGTCGGTAGAAGATGCGCTCCACGCCGTATGGCTGGAAGAGCTGGAAACCGGCTGTTCCATAGACCTTGTGCAGAACCAAGCCTGAGTTCGCAAGTGGAGTGCCTGCTGCGCTGGCCGTAACATAGTAGAACCCTGCAGCGACAGTCACATCGTCCACATCCGCAAGAGTCGGGGCGGCTCCCGCACCTCCAAGACCGATCTTCTCCCGCAGGACATTCCAGACATACCCAGTCGTAGCCAAAGCATTGTCTGCCCGATCACTTGCGGCTGTCGGAGCCATCGGAGCCCCACTGAATACGGGGCTATCCAGGAAGGCATTCTCCCGCCAAGGTCCCCAAGCGGAAGCTCCCCTACGGCGAATCCAGGTGCGATCCCCGCTGTACAGCACGAATATCTGGAATCCGCCTGCACCGTAAACTCGATGAATCAACCCGCCCTGCGCCACAATTGGTGTCCCCGTCGCGGTGCTGGGAACGAAGTAGAGTCCGGAAAGCAGCGATGGATCATCCAGGTCATTTGCCTGAGCACTGTTCAGAGAAGTTGTCGCGAGGCCATAGGCTGCCATCGCATTCCGCACGAATGCCGTGGTAGCAAGGCTGGTGTCGTTGTCCGATGCATCCGGTGTCGGAGCCGTGGGGTTGCCGGAGAAAGCCGGCGACGCCAGTCGCGCCAACCCGTTAGTGATGTTCTGGAATGTCAGTGCAGTCGTACCCAGAGCAATGGGCGCATCGGTGACCAGCTGCCACACCGTATCGGCCTGGGCTGTCCCAGTTTCGACAGAGACAGTCAGAGCCGGGGTCACCTCGGCATTTTCGTCGCAGTCCTCGCTACGCTTCCAAGCTCCGGTGGCGGCAACGTAGATGCCGTTCTCGCTGGCGGTTGTCTGGTTCTTGACCAGCACCCTGTCGCCCGCGATCAGCACGACGCCGTCCACGCTCTGGGTCCCGCTCAAAGTGATGTTGGCAGTGGTTGCCGTGCGCACGGACTGCTTGTAGTCCGTGCGATTCATGGCACTGACGATTGCACCGTCCACATAGTCCCGAGTCGCCAGGACCACGCTGGGATCGACGGTCAGTTGAACCGACGACGTGTTGCTGACGAGCAACACCATGCGGACGGTCTGTGTGCGGCCGCTGCCTTCGGCCAATTGCGGTTTGTACGAGGGCGCGCAGTTGGCATAGGCGACCAGCGCCCCCGTCTCGTCGTACAGACCGAGTTCACGAAGCCACCAACCGCCCACATCGGCGGGAATGATCTGCTCGGCAATGATGCGTGAGCTATTGCTCGGATCGACATCAAGGCTGTTCAGAGGTGCACGACGCACCTCGTTGACCAGCGCAGTACGACCGGCATCAGGCGTGGGTACGGTACCTCCGCCATCGCCCACAGCAAGCTGGGTAATCTTCAGAGTGGTGCCTTGCGCAGTGGCATTCGCCAGCTTGCCGGCACCGATGGTAGTGAGGAGTGCGTAGTAGGTTACGGCCATGATTGGACACTCAAGCAGTCGATGTCAGATTTCAGTCCAGAGGACTGTTGCCACCCGATTACGGAGGGCTGGAGAAAACGGTGATGGTGTCCCCGTCATAAACGACCGAGCCGACGTAGAGCGGCCCCAACGGTTCCACGCTGATATCTAGCCCAATGAGGTGTCTGGTAAGAGGCTTAGCGTCATCAATAAGACGCTCTACCTCCTGGTACATCTCCTCGGTGATCCCGCTATCAAGCACGCCGATGCGCAGTCGAAAGGTACCGGGCTCGCCCATGGGCTCCATGTGCCACCACTCGATTACCTCGATGAGGTAACCCAGCGGCTCAATCACCCGCCGGAGCGCGGCGATGGTTCCCTTGTGCTGATGGATGCGGAACGCAGCGGCCACCGCCTTGCGCTTCACCGCCTCGTTCCAGGCCGGGTCCCAGCGGTCCACCGACCAGGCCCAGGCGAGATAGGGCAGCAGCGCGACCGGGCAGCGTTGCGGGTCCATCAGCTCGCGCAGGGGTACCGGCAGGTCACCGACCTGCACATCGGCCAGCGCACGCTCCAGCGGCGTCGAGTTGATCGGCAGCAGGCGGCTACTCATCGGAGCCACCGACGCGGATCTGGTAGCCGCTGCAATAGGCCGCCTGGGTGGAGTCGAGCACAACGTCGGCTGCCGGCTTCGCCAGCTCGACACGCTGCACGCCTTCCACATGCAGGGCGGCAAACAGCGCGCTACGGCGGATATCCCGGCCGATGCGGCGCTGGGTAGCGATGTAGCTCTGCAGCGAAGCCTCGGCAGCCTGCTGGATCAACTCGGCCTCCGGCCCCGGGTAGATGTAGAGCACGGCATCGACCTGGTAAGGCACGATGGCGGCGGACTGCACCGTGAGGCGGTCGCCTACCGGGCGCACATCCTCATCGTTCAGAGCCGTGCGCACCGCCTGGAGCAGCTCTTCCGAGGCAGCGCCGTTGCCCTCGGAGGACAGCACGCTGACCAGTGCTTCGCACGGCTGCGGGCTGACCGCCGAGACGTCGGCGATGCGCCCGTCGCGCCGAGCGCGAAGGCCACATAGGCGTTGCGCGGGCCGGCCACCGAAAGCTGATCGAAGGCCAACTGGGTGCGGTTGCGCAGCGAGTCGTCGCCCTCCAGCACGGCCGGTGTCGGCGGCGAGGTGGTGGCGTCCGCCTGCTGGATCACCAGGCGCTTGACGTTGTAACCGGCGGCCAGTTGATCGAGGTCGCCCTGGGTCGCGTAGCCGAGCATCACGGCACGGGCAGCGTCGTTGATCCGGGCGCGCAGCAGCAGCTCCCGGTAGGCCGCCAACTCCAGCAGCTTGACCACCGGATCGGACTCCAGCGCGGCGCTCCAGGCCTCACCCATGGCACCGCGGAAATCTGCCAGCAGCTCGTCGTAGAGGCTCTCGTAGTCGAGGTTTTCCACCACTTCCGGGGCGGGCAACTGGGACAGGTCGATGAGGCTCATGCCGCCACCTCCAGACCGACTTCGTCACCCAGATAGATGCCGCGCAAGCGCAGCGAAACGCGTCCGCCCATCACCGCCGTCACCTGCACGGAACTCAGGCGCAGGCGCGGCTCCCAGCGGCCGATGGCGCGGGCCACTTCCGCCTGCACCGCGCCCTTCCAGCCCTCGGTCACCGGCAGGTCGACCATGCGCCGCAGGCGACTGCCGTACTCGGGGCGCATGCGTCGACTGCCCAGCGGCGTACCGAGGATGTCCTCGATGGATTGTTTCAGGTGTGCCAGCCCACTGAGCGGCTGACCGTTGCGCCGATCCATGCCGATCATGGCCGCGCCCTCCGCCACTCAGGGTGCGCACAGGAATCTTTGCCCATGGCAGGTCTCCAGAAATGCAAAGGCCCGCACATGGCGGGCCCGGTTGATAATCGACTATCGTCAGTGGGTGTGGTGATTGCTGTTGCCGGCGGTGTCCATGATCGAGCCGGTGCTGCTGATATTGCCGTTCACCGTCAGCGCGCCCTTGATGTTCACCGGCCCGGTCAGCTGGATGCTCGCGGCAGAGACGGTCACCGCACCCGGATCGATCACCACCTGGGTGCCACCGACCTTCACCGTTGCACTGCCGGCAGGCAGTTGCAGGTCGTAGCGATGCGCCTGCCAGTCGTAGCTCAGCACCGCGCCATCGGGGAAATGCCAGCTCTCCACCTCACCGCGATTGTTCGGTGCAGCCGCTGCCGCCCCGAACAAACCGGGCACGAAGGTGCCCATCGCGGCCATGCCTGACGGGCTCAGCAATACGCCCTGCTCGCCCAGGCTCGGTGCGCGCCAGTGCCGAGCGGCACCAGCGGCCTGTGCGTGCCAGCGCACCCAGGCGCTGGTCCACTCGCCGGACCGCACGCGTACCCGCGCCGCCGCCAGGTCCACCGCTACCACCTCGCATGGCATGACCAGCGCAGCCAGCATGCGGTCGTGCTCGGCACTCACGTAGTCCTGGTTCACTGCAGCGCTCCAGGGTCGAAGTAGTCGTCCTCATGGCCGGGCCCGGTCTCGGGATCGAACCCCAGCACCAGGCTGCCCGGCGGCTGGTCTTCCCACGGCCATTCCGTTTCACCGAGCAATACCGGTTGCTGCCACTCGACCAGCCACGCCCGGCACGTCGCCAGCGCAGGACTTTCGCTGTCCGGCTGGGCCTGGATGAAGCTGACCGGCTCGAGTTCCAGCCCCCCAGTTCTGGGCGCGCAATAGCATGGCCAGCGCGGCGACGTTGCGCAGTGCAAAGGCCTCGGCTTGTGCGTCATCCCTTGCTACCAGAATGCGCGCCTGGAGTCGGCAGACCAGTGCGGTCTGCCCATTGCCGGGATCACGGCCGGGTAGCAGGCCAGCGTACTCCAGCGCCAGCGCAGGAAGTGTCGCCGGCGCTTGCTTGAGTGGGCCACGCAGAAAGGCGCCGATCTCGGTCAGTCGCGTGGATAGCGCCTGCTCCACCGTGTCGAGCAGCAGGGCGAGGGTCAAAGGTTGTTCGGACATGTCGTCTCCTTGAAGCATCACTCTTGTCCGCGCTCGCTCGGCGGCAGTTCGCAGACGCCCAGGCGCTTCGCCGCCCAGCGTTCATAAAGGCCGACGGCGATCTCCGCACCGGCCGCCGCGGTCAGGCTGCCGATGGCCGCAGCGAGGGTCAGCGAGGCGCCGCAGGCCATGGCCAGGAACATCACCGCCATGCCGCAGACGATGGAAGCGCCGGAACGCAGCGCCAGGCGTCGCAGCAATCGCCAGCCGCCCAGGCCCGCCTTGTCGCGCGCCACATTTCACCGCTGATGCCGCCCGCAACCGCAAGCAGGATCAGCCCCCACAAAGGCACGTCGGCCAGGGTCTGAGGTTCGTTGCCCATTGGCTCACCTTGGATAAAGACGCCGCGAACGGGCGAAACCGGCGGCTATCAGCCGGCCGGGGATCACTGCCGACAAGCTCGCCGGCCGCCCGCCGAATCGGCGGTTCAAAAAACGCGGGCATGAAAAAGCCCGGCGCTGAGACCGGGCTTTTCGGGGTTTCGCGTTGTGCTCCCTGGGGACGCACCTTTACAAGAATGACTACTTTTTACCCCCCGATTCCCGCCGGAACAAGGCTTCTTAGGGAATGCGCTGCAATACGCAGATGACACACCTTAATGTGCTGTCGAAACGCCGAAATCCAGCGTCTGAAATT